CTCTAGTACCCGTGTCAACACGATCTTTAATCATCTTTTCATTCCCCTTAGGGGCTTGCTCCCTCCAAGAAGCCCTAACTTGCCTATTCAACTTCTCCTGCTCATTACGAACAGAGGAAGCCTCACTATCAAAACTAGGTGCAAAAAATGTAGTCATTTTATGTGGAAAGCTAATTACTCAAAAACCACATAAAAACCATAGGTAAAAAATTAAAAACCTACGATTCATATAAATACTTCATTCTCAAAGCATAATTACTAAGGTCTAATTTTAAAATATCCTCCAAAAATGAATCATCACCTTCCCTATAAGTAGGATGTTTGGAGAGTTGATAAGAATAATCCACTTTAAATTTTTCCAAAATTGAATTCATAAAATTAAAAAGAAAATCATCATAAAAACATTCTATGCGCAATGCTAAAATACGTTTTAAAACAACTCTAGGGTTTTTATTGGGTTTTAATAATAAAGAAGCTAGGAGTTTTTCCCTCTTAGGAACGGGGACATAAACACCATTTTCAACCAGCTTAAAACCCATACTACAAAATTCAACCTCTTCTATTGATGGTGTATCTTTAGTAAATTTAAATTTGACACCAATACTAGCAAAAGTAATTTTAATTTTGCTAGGCAACATATATTCACGAACATAATCAGAATAACTATATATTACATCATCACCATTAACAAATAAACAAACATGCTTACGAAAAGATTGTATATTACTTTCCAAATCAGGTAGATTGGGCACAACTTTGTATACCCAATGATAGTACCAATAAGAAGTATGTACTATAGAATTGTCAACCATAGTGTTGCTTTGACCACTAGGTTGACCTTGACTTTTAAAAAAGATATCACCATGTGATCCAATAATAAGAGAATTTACCATATTCATATAATAATAATTATGAGCAGCCAAATTACCAGGACTATAACAATCTCTCAAATCTCGCAACTTATTAAAAGCATCAGCAGGAACAGTACCATCAAAGTGCTCGCAATCACCATCTCCAACATTGGGAAATTTTAAAAGCTTTTGAGCCATTAAATTCCAATTACCAGCAAACTTTGATATACCACCAAAAATAGGAGTGACAAAAGGTTTTAAAACTTGCTCATTTTGCGGAACATACAAACGATATCCTAACTGTGTCAATTCAGAAGGACACGATAAAACCGTACGAGGTTCATGTGCTATAATTTTATCTTTTTTCTTAAGTTCACGCTTAATAAACACTTTCATGTAAGAATATGGAAAAAATTCCCCATCAAATACTTTTTGCTCAAAACCAGCATAATAAGTTCTATATTCATCAGAATCCACAAGTTCCCCTTTATTTCGATATTTTAACGACCAAGGCCACCCTGGGCTCTTAGTTCTGTCTAACCATTTAAAGCTAGATTCATAATCAAATAAAGGTGCATTTTCCATGACCTTATAAGTTTGACTAACCATACACCATGCAATAGTCCAAAAAGGGTCTAGTGGAACTCGAATAGGATCACCATACTTACAAACACTAACATACTCATCAATAACATTTGGTACAGTCATATTATATTTAGTTCTTAAAAAGTATCTACCATCTTTTAATTCTACACGATCTGGAATAAATTTTAAAGCATACTTCAAAAGAAGAGGGTTTATTTCATTACGCAATGTTATTCTCGAAATAGGTTTATGCAAATAACCAACTCCAATGTGACCAAACTTGGGCACACCAAAATCATCAACAACCCTACCTATAGTTGAGCTCCATAATTTTGTCTGATGACCTCGCCTGAGCTCCATACGAAATTCAATATCAAAAGGGAAGAACGAGGTCATTTCGTCCCAGACCCTTAGGCCTGGGGACACTTCTGGTTTAAACGCACACAGTAATTTTCTGCCAACACAGTATTACCACCTGTGTGCAAACCATACACTTTACCAGCAATAATCCAAG